ACTGCACTGGAAAAATTTGGTACAGTTCTAGGAACCATATATCCAATGTTACTTACAACTGTAGGTTTGCTAAAACCTAATGCTATAGCAACACGCGAGGCTTTCGTTAAAATCTCTTGAGTCGCCATGGCATACGGTCGTATAGACACTATATTAGATAAAACTCCTGCAACCCTAGACAATACAGTTAAAGTGTTAGAAGTGACCTGTTTGCCATACTCATCTCCAGACTGTGGTACCATACCCACTGTGTTAGATTGGGTGGGCGCACCAAGTACAACGTTTTCTGCCCAACACAACACTGTCATTGTTATCGGATCATTAACCGTAGACAATTGTTTCAAAGGTGATAATTCAGAAATGGCAATGAAGCCAGTAGCTAAATGTTCACCTGCGGGGGCGTCAAATGCGTTGAAATGATGGACATAAGGTAACCTCAGACAACCACCTTGACAAGTAGTGGGGTTGATAAACACATGTGGTGGTTGCGACAACAAAGCCTTGTACGGATTTAAAGCTGTTTGAATAGTTGTTGGTGTCAAAAAAGCTTCATTCGTTGAATTTGATATGGCTGTAGCCATCCACCTCCCATAATGAAATGGAGTACCATTGACCATAAATCTAAAACATAAATCCAATTTAATGTTTCGATAATTAGTCATTCTATTAACAACTCTCTTATTAGAAAAATAATTAGAAGGTTGTATAACATCAATAGTAGTGGTGGCGACTGTCGAATTAGGAGTGTAAACTTTTTGAAAAACTTTCACAGGTCGAGACAAAAACTTCGCTAATGAAACTTCGTCTGTATCAACATTGTAATAAGTTGCGTCACGCTCTGCATCGTAAGACATTTCATAATGCTCAGTGTCGTCGTCCAAAGTTGTGATCACTTGCGTTGTGGATCCTTCCAAAACATGCATCATGTTTGAATCCATTTCACCACTTTGTGGAACATATTGTGAAAACATAGGAACAATGCATATTATTTCCCACAATGTGTCATCATCTCCAAAGAAAGGTAAATCAATTTCTCCACTCTGTGGCTTATTTTGTTTGTCTTTCTCAGCTTTCTTGGCAAGAGCTATTCCAAAGGCATCCACAAACCAATTTGATTGAGGAGGTGCCTGTGTGAAATTTCCAAGTTCATAATACAAATAATAAGCATCACGATAAAACTTAACACTGGCAAACGCCTCCAAAACAACAGACCCATCAGAATATAATAACTCAGGTGGGACTGCAATGCCGTCATAATAGCCAAGAAACGGAAACACGCCAGATTGAGGTTGAATGCCAGAATGTGGCGTCAATGGAAAATTGTCAACACTAGAAGATGGAGATAAATCATCACAAGTAACACAAGACAACAGCTCAGGATGACATACACCGCACGCTTTTGAGTGCCAATATTGGTATGTAGGGCCGCTGCATGAGAATCCAACAAACTGTGGATGCGCATGATATGTGTAACAATGATCTGAGTCGGGCTTTCGAAGCCTCCCGTCAGACTCAGAAACGGAAGACATGTAAATCGGGCTATCCGGCCCTTCGACTGGGGTTATGGTCGCTGTAGACCCCATGTTTGTGTATAGTTTTGACTTCGTGCCTATACGTGCACCTTGTTTAGATTTGCTGAAGGATTAATTTAAACAGAACCATCACCCTCATAAGGCCCTGAGTCGAAATGTCCAATACTCATCTCCCAGACAAGCCTCGATAAATCTTGAGTATGATCTACCTGGTAACCAGTGTCTGGTTCATCTCTAACATATTTGTTTCGCCACATTTCACAACGATCAAAAAATGTTAGGTGGTTGGTCTTCACAAACCTTTCGAGGCGCTCCTCTGTAATAAACAGATTCACCTTACTTCGAAATTCTTCATACACCTCCTCCCCATGAGCAAAAAGCTCTAATAATGCGCCATCTAAAATCTGACCAAAAATTTCAGACGGTGATAAATGAGGAGTCGGAATTCCACACGTAATAGATTTCAACAC